TGGCCAGGGTGCCACATGCCAGCCTCTCTGGCCGAGCGCATGGCGCGCATCTTTGCCTTGTCTCTCGACACTGCACGGATGTACGCCCGCACGTCGAGCCACTCCACGAGGAAGACGCGGCTCATGGCTCCTCTGGGATCGGCAGGGCGCTCAGCGCATCGTCATAGACCCACTGCGAGATGCCCTCCCGCTCCGACATCCATCGCGCACACGCCTCGCGCATGGCCTCGGCGCCGCGGCGGAAGGCGTCTACGTCGGAGCGAAGACGCTCCACCTCTTCGAGCGCGGCGTCTCGCTCTTCTTTCGCCTGATTCCGTGAGGCGCGCGTCTTGTCCACATAGACGGAAAGGCGCTCCACCTCGGCGCGCGCTTCGTCGCGCTGTCTCATCAACGCGACTGCCCCCGATAGCTCACCTGCGATGGCCAAGTGCATCACCTCGACTTCGTCCCGTGCTTGTTTGCTTTTGGCTCGCATCGCCGCGCGCTCACGCCGTACCTTTGCCAGCTCCTCGGGATGGCGCGGGCGGCTGCCCATCAGAAGCGCCTCTTCTCGTGCGCATAGCTGGTGCAACTCGATTTCGATGGCGTCCGCAGCGTCCGCAACGCGGCGAAGTACACGCTTCAGCTCTTTCTTGTCAGGATTTTCAGTCCTTGCCCAGTAGTCGAGATCGTTGTCTGCGCTCATGGCTTGTCCTCCACTCGCAGGTCCGCCAGCGCATCGGCGATGGCCTCTCCGTCGTTCTCCCACGCGCGGCACCACTGCTGGCAGGCGAGGCGCATCTCTTCCGCTCCGCGCGTGAACGCGCTGTCCTGCTCGTCTAGTAGGACACGGCACCACGCGATGAGCGCCGGCGTGTACATGCCAGCAACCGCTGGAATGCTGCTCATGTGGTTTTCAATCGCTTGCAGCTCTTCGCGAGTGATCCTCATGGCGCCTCCGGGATCGGCAGGGCGCGCACCGTTGCCGCGGCGCGCTCACGGCTCACCACAAGCCCATTAATCAGAAGCGCAGCCGCACACGCCTCGCGCATGGCCTCCGCGCCTCGGCGGTAGGCGTCGGCAACGGATGCCCGCGCCTCGTCGCGCTCGCGCTGCATCTGGTCTGCCTGCTCCGCGAATCGCGCGCTGCGCTCGGCGTACATGGCGCAGTCGGGGCACTCCGAGTGCTTCGCGGCGAGCTGCTCGCGCAGCCGGTCGCGCTCCTCATTCGCCCACTCCAGCGCCGTGCGCAGGTCGGCGCGGCGTGCGTTCGCTTCGGCGAGCTCCGCCCGCGCCTCCTCCCGCCCGCGGCGGTAGAGCTCGAGGGCGACGCCCTCCATCTGCTTCAGCGCGTCTTCGATCGCGCGCTGCATCTGTTCACGACTGAACATCGTCTCCTCCTCCGTAGCAAAGCAGGCAACCCGTCACGCGGACGCGCCCATCGCGAATCCAGCGCAGGTAGCACTCGAGCATCGTCCACCTCGAGCCGCAGCGCGTGCACCGGACGGCAACGCGGCGGCGGGCAGAGTAAGCGGCGGGATCGCCGGCGTGCGTGACCTCACGACCGCCGACGACCTCGCCAACCGAAAAGGCCGGAGCCCGGCGCCTTACTTCTTCGCCCACGGCGGCGCGGCCTTCGCGGGCGTAGCGGCCTTCGCCGCAGGTGCGGGCGGCGCGGCGCCGTCGAGGCTCTTCGACCCGGCGACCTCGTTCGAGGCGTCGTAGCCGTTCGCGGCTTCGCGGACCTTCACCTTGATCGAGACCGCCGATCCGAGCAGCTCGTCGGTGTCGCCGAGGCGCGGTTTTCCGATCGCGCGAAGCAACTCGGCGAGCTGCTGGCGACCGATCGTCTCCGCCGCGGAGTTCGCGTTGCGCACGTTGTAGTTGCTCCAGACCTTGCGCCCCGCGGGGTCGCTGACGCTGAACTCCACGCGGAGGTAGGAGCCGGTGCCGGTCTTCGTGGCGCGCACCTCTGCGCCGGTGATGGTGGCCGTGTACCAGGCGGGGGGAAGGAGCTCGAAGGAGCGTTCGGCGGCGGGAACTTCGGATGCGTCGAATTCAAACTGAGCCATGTTACTTGGATTCCTTGCGGGTGATGGTGAAGCTCGGTCGCCCGGGCGTGGTGGTGATTGCGCCGAGGAGCGGCGACGTAATACGCTGGTCAGCCGCTTTCCATACGGCGGCGTTGATGTCGGCGGACCAGCGGAAGAGCGACGGGAGGTGCTCGGTGAGCCCGGCTGCGATCGCGAGCTCTTGCAGCCTGTCGGCGTCAACCTTCCGGTTGAGGCGCCCCACGACCTTGATCGCGTAGCCCTGCTCCGTCGTCGACGAGGTGGTGCCTTCCTTCGTCTCGGGGATCTCGAGGAGCTCGACGAGGCGGTCTTCGATGGTGCGGCGCTTGGCGACGGCGATGGCTTCGTCCTGCTTCGCGTCGCTCCACTGGCGGGCGAGTTCGTCGAGCTCGTTCACACCGCACCCCCAATCTTGCGGATGACGGCCCCGAGGTCGGGCGCTTCCCAGGCGTCGAGCCGACCGCTGCGGTCCTTCGCCGTCCAGAGGCCGTCTGGCGCGCACATGAGGGCGCGCTGCGGGTTGCCGTCGGCGTCCTTCTCGACGCGCAGGGCGAGCACCTCGTCGAAGAAGTAGGGCAGCGCTTGCCCGGTCTTGTTACCGGGCATTGACGGGGCGTAGCTGACGCGCCCCATCTCGTCGGCGGACTTCTCGAGCTTCGCGCTCATGTAGACGTTTCGCGGCAGGTCGCGGAAGGCGCGGATGAGGTCCGTCATCTGCTCCTGCATCGCGCCGTACGCCTGGCGCGGGTCCTTCGCGATTTTCTTCTCGTGGTTGAGGACCACCTCGGCGATTTCGCTGATGGAGTCGATCGCGACCGACTCGAAGGCGCGGGCCTCGGCGCACTCGGCTACCCAGGCGAAGGCTTCGTGCAGCTCCGCCATCGTCGACACTTCTACGTAGGGCAGGTCTTCGCCGACGAGCGAGAGGAGCCCGGCTTCCGCCGAGATGATGACGGGGTTCGGGAGGGTGCGAATGAGCGTGGTTTTCCCGGCTCCGGCAGCGCCGAAGACGAGGAGTTTGACGCCGTTCGCGTGAGCGTTCGACGTGCGTTTGATTGAGATTGCCATGTGTTGCCTTGCTTCAGCGGTCGGACGATTCCGGTTGCTGGGGTGCTTGCGTTTGTACGCGCGCTCGCGTATGTTTGCAAGCGCGTTCTTCAGAAAAAGTGAACGAGGAGGTTAAACGCATGGAAACACTAGAGAAAATCAGGAAGCGTCTCGAGGGCTACAACTTGCGATGGGTCGCGCGCGAGTCTGGCGTGCACTACGAGACGCTCTATCGAATCGCTCGCGGAGAGACGGAAAACCCGGGCTACGAGACGATCGCGAAGGTTCTCGACGTGTTGAACCGGGAGGTGACGCGGTGAACGCCGAGCGCGAGTCATTCGAGGTTCACCGGGGCGACGGAAGCGAACGGTCGCTGAAGACCATCTTGAACGCCTACGGGTGCGAATCGTGCGCGCTGCGAAAAGCAGAGAAGCACCGCGCGAGCGGGCTAGATGTGTGCGTGTTCAAGTTCACGACCACGGGCGCAGTGGAGAAGATCGATGGCTGACCTCACCCGCTACTTCGGAGGCCAAGCCTTCATCCCGGCGAACGTAACGCCGCTCGTCCCGCCGGACCCGCCCGAGATGCAAGCGCGTGAGGCGATGCTCGACGCGGGCCTGACACCGCCGGAGACCGTGCACCTCGACGGCAAGTTGCACCGCTTCTCGACGAACCCGCGCAAGCGGATGGACAAGACGGCGTGGTACATCTTCTTTCCCGACGGCATCCCGGCGGGGCGCTTCGGCGACTGGAAGACGGGCCTCGACGTGCCGTGGAGGGCGCAGGCGGGGCGCGAGCTCACCGACGCCGACCACACGGCGTACACGCGCCGCATCGCCGAGGCGAAGAAGGCCCGCGACGAGGAGCTCGAGCGGACGCGCGCCATCGCGAAAGAGATGGTTGAAGGCATCTGGTCCTCGTGCCCCGGTGCCGACGAGACGCACCCGTACCTCGCGCGGAAGGGCGTTCGCGCGCACGGACTCCGCATCGCTCCCGACGGGCGGCTGCTTGCGCCCATCTACGCGATGGATGGTGAGCTTTGCTCGCTCCAGTACATCACGCACGAGGGCGAGAAGCGTTACCATCCAGGCGGGGCCGTCGGCGGTCGCTTCTGGGCGGTCGGCGTCTTCGACGACCCAGGAACGGTCTACATCGCCGAGGGCTTCGCCACCGCCGCAACGATCCACGAGGTGACGGGTCGCCCTTGCGTCGTGGCGTACTCTGCGAGCAACCTCGTCCCCGTGGCTGGCATCTGGAGGGAGAAGCTCGGCGGGACCGCCGACATTGTGATCGTCGCCGACAACGACGCGAGCGGGGTCGGGCAACGCTACGCCGAGCAAGCGGCGGCGAAGCACGGGGCGCGCGTCGTCATGCCGCCGGAACCAGGCGACGCGAACGACTACCGCGCAGCGGGTCACGACCTCGCCGCGCTGCTGGTGCCGGCCCGCGAAGCCTGGCTCATCCCCGCCGACGACTTCGCCTCGAAGCCCGCCCCGATCTCCTGGCTCGTCAAGGGATGGTGGCAAGCGGATGCGCTCATCATGGTGCACGGCCCGTCCGGCGGCGGGAAGACCTTCGCCGTGCTCGACTGGGCGCTTCGCATGGCGGCGGGGCTCGAAGACTGGAACGGCTGCAAGGT